CTGCCTATAAAAAAGAGGTAGGAAATATGCCTGATCGTTTAAAGCTTTTAAAGCAGCAGATCCAACAAATTGAAACACCAGAAACTGACACCGATGAAGAACCAATGGACTAAGATAGGTTTTACAGTATTAGTAGCTGGTTTACTTTGGTGGATATTCTTATACCAAGGGTGTAATTCTGGCTTCGATACTAAACCATACGAGCAAAAGATAGACTCTCTAGAAAATAGAATCGACTCTATCAAACAAGAAAATGACAGTTTAGAATCTAACATACAGTATCTAGAAGAGACTAACACAATGTTGACAGACCGTGTTGATGGTCTAAAAGATAAGATAGGTGATTTAAAAGATGAGTTGAAAGACGCTGAACAAGCTCTAGTGTATACACCTACACAAGTAGATAGCTTCTTTATGGCAGCTTACCCTGTTCAATTTGCTAGCTTGAGTGAAGATACAACTCACCTTCCTTTAGAAGTGTCTAAGCAAGTAGTAGTTGATGTGAAGCAGTTGATCGTTAGTAAAGATATTATTAGAACTCAAGACAATACCATACTAACACTTGATACGCTTGTTAAAAACAAAGACTTAGTTATTGTTGATCTTAGAAAAAAAGAACAGAACTATATTGCAATTGATAAAGATAGAGTTGAGCAAGGCAAAAACTATCAAATACAAATTGATGGTTTAAAGACTGACCTCAAGAAGAAAGAGTGGAAGTTGAAGTTTGGTAAGTTTCAAAAGGTTATAATCGGAGTAGCAGGCTTAGCAGCTGGTATACTCATAAAATAAAATATGTCTGAACAACAGAACATAAAAGAAAGGATTAAAGAAGAGTTTGTTAAGTGTGCAACGGACCCGGTTTACTTCATGAAGAAGTACTACATGATCCAGCACCCACAAAGAGGCAGACAATACTTTAATCTTTATCCGTTTCAAGAGAAGGTTTTAAAACTGTTTCAAAAGCACGACTATTCTATAATCAATAAGTCAAGACAGTTGGGTATCTCTACTCTAGTCTCAGCTTATTCGTTATGGTTGATGTTGTTCAACAAAGATAAAAACGTTCTTGTTATTGCGACTAAGCAAGAAACAGCCAAGAACATGGTAACTAAGGTAAGATTCGCTTATCAGAACTTACCAACTTGGCTTAAAATAGGAGCGTCTGAAGATAATAGGTTGAGTTTGAGACTTCAAAACGGTTCACAAATCAAAGCGGTATCTGCTGCTGGTGATGCTGGTCGTTCTGAAGCCGTATCTCTTCTAGTAATAGACGAGGCTGCGTTTATCGATAATATTGAAACGATATTCACAGCGGCTCAACAAACACTTGCGACTGGTGGTGGATGTGTTGCATTATCTACTCCTAATGGTGTAGGTAACTGGTTTCACAAAACATACACGTTAGCGCAAGAGCAACAGAACAGGTTTTTACCTATATCGCTACCTTGGACAGTACACCCAGAGCGTGATCAAACTTGGCGTGACGAACAAGATAGAACATTAGGTAAGAGAAACGCTGCTCAAGAGTGTGATTGTGACTTTGCAACTTCTGGTAATACTGTTATTGAGCCTGATGTTTTAGTATGGTATGAACAGAATATGTTGCAAGATCCAATTGAAAGAAGAGGTCTTGATAAAGCATTATGGATTTGGGAATACCCTGATCCTTTGAAATATTATGCAGTTATAGCCGACGTGGCTCGTGGTGATGGTAATGACTATTCTGCATTTCACGTTATAGACGTTGAGACTGTGACGCAAGTAGCTGAGTACAAGTCACAAGTTGATACAAGAGAGTACGCAAATATACTACTAAGTATAGCAGCCGAGTATAACACTGCTCTACTAGTTGTAGAAAATGCGAATATAGGTTGGGACGTTATTCAGACAATAACAGAAAGAGGTTACACAAATGTATACTATAGTTACAAGCAAGATCATAATAGTGACTTCACGAAGTTTGTAGACAAGTATAACAGTCAAACAGGTTTGGTTCCAGGGTTCTCAATGACAACTCAGTCCAGACCATTAGTTATAGAAAAGATGAGAGACTTTGTAGAGAATAAAGTAGCAATAATTAGATCAATCAGGCTACTTGAAGAGCTTAGAGTCTTCATTTGGAAAAATGGTAAAGCGCAGGCAATGCAGTCGTATAACGATGACCTAGTGATGTCGTTTTCAATTGCAATGTATCTGAGAGAGACAAGCCTTAGATACCGTAAAACTGCTGACAGCTTAACCTACGCTGCATTAAACAGCTACACTAAGACGCAAGATACTAGTGTTGCCTATAATGCAAATAACGTATATAATCAAAACCCGTGGAGTATGAATATATCTACTCCTCAAGGTGGAGAAGCACAAGATTTAACTTGGTTAATATAATATAAAATGGCAGAACAGCAAAAACAAAATAACTTATTCTCGACCTTGAGACGTTTGTTTTCTACAGACGTCATTATTCGTAATGAAGGTGGAGATATGTTAAAGGTAATTGACACCGATACTATTCAAAGATCAGGTGTTATTCAGACAAACTCATTAATTGATAGGTTCAACAAGGTTTATACTACGTCAACAGCGTATGGTGTTAACCTAAACTTAGCACAAAACTACCAATCAGCACGTGTACAAATCTATGCTGACTATGATGCAATGGACACAGATGCTATCTGCTGTTCTGCTCTAGATATTGTTGCTGACGAATGTACATTAAAGAACGAACAAGGAGAAGTTCTACAAATCAGATCTTCTGATGAGAACATTCAAAAGCTACTTTACAACTTATTCTATTCTGTACTTAACATTGAATTCAACTTGTGGAGCTGGATTCGTAACATGTGTAAGTATGGTGACTTCTATTTAAAGTTAGAGATTGCTGAGAAGTATGGTGTGTACAATGTTATCCCATTCTCTGCTTACAATATTATTCGTGAAGAAGGTTATAACCCAGAAAACCCTCAAGAGGTTCGCTTTAAATACGATCCTAATGCAACACTTGCTTCATCTACTGGCTATAGCTCACAACAAAATCGTGATTCTGGTGTTTGGTTTGATAACTATGAGATGGCGCACTTTAGATTGACTGGTGATGTTAACTACTTACCTTATGGTAGATCTTACCTTGAGCCTGCTCGTAAGTTATTTAAGCAGTATGTACTCATTGAAGATGCGATGTTGATTCACCGTATTGTTCGTGCACCTGAACGCCGTATATTCTATGTAAACGTAGGAGCAATTCCTCCAGGAGAAGTTGACAACTACATGCAGAGAATGATCAACAAGATGAAGAAGGCTCCTTTAATGGACCCTAACACTGGTAACTATAACTTAAAGTATAATCAGCAAAACCTTCTAGAGGACTTCTTTATTCCAGTTCGTGGAAACGATACCTCTACAAAGATTGATACTACTAAAGGTCTTGAGTATAATGGTATTGAAGACGTTGCTTACTTCCGTGAGAAGTTGTTTGCAGCACTTAAGATACCTAAAGCCTTTATGGGCTATGAAAAAGATCTAACTGGTAAAGCAACACTTGCTGCAGAAGATATTCGTTTTGCTAGAACAGTTGAAAGACTACAACGTATTGTTATTAGTGAGTTGACTAAGATAGCTCTAGTGCATTTGTATGCTCACGGGTATACTAATGAGAGTGCAGCTAACTTTACATTGTCTTTAACTAACCCGTCTATCATTTACGATCAAGAGAGAATTGCTCTATTCAAAGAGAAGATTGATCTTGCTAAGAATGCAATGGAAGCTGGGATCTTACCTCGCGACTTTATGTACGACAAAATCTTCCACTTCTCAGAAGACCAATATGCTGAGCTAGAAGACATGATCATAGAAGACAAGAAGCGTAACTTCAGATACGCACAGATTCAAGAAGAAGGTAATGACCCAGCAGAATCTGGACAAGCCTATGGAACACCTCACCAAATAGCTAGTCTGTATGGTGGAAAAGAAGATTCTGTTTTAAATGTACCACAAGGATATGATGAGAAACAATCTGGACCAGGACGCCCTAAAACACAGACTTCTATCATCTCTACAGATGGTTCTGCATTTGGCCGTGATCCATTAGGAGCTGCAGCATATAAGAAAGATGCGGAGACTGGTGAGAATAGCCTTAAGACTAACTTCAAAGGAGGCAGCCCTCTAGCCCTTGAGTCTACAATGGCAGAGTTCTTAAAAACAAAAGGCTCTCTTGAGAAGATGTTTGGAGGCAAAAAAGGCAGAAAAGTTAACCTATTTGAAGAGTCAGATCTTCTAAGTGAAGACAATATTAAAGATGGCTTAGATTAAATATATAGATATTTATTACTAGTCGACTTGTACAAAAATTATGGCAATTAAACATTCAAAATATCGCAATACCGGTATTTTATTCGAGTTATTAGTTAGACAGACAACGTCTGATCTACTTAATAATCAAGATTCAAAGGCTGTTAAGCTATTAAAAAAGTATTTCACTAACACAGAGTTAGGGAAAGAGTACAGCCTTTATAGTACATTCTCTGTTAGTCCTAGACTATCTGAGACAAAGGCAGACATCTTGATTTCAACTATTGTTGAACAGTATAATAAGCTTGACCATAATAAGATAGCTAAGTTAAAGTACAACTTGATCAAAGAGATCAAGAAGAACTACGATCTAGACAACTTCTTTAAGGCCAAGATCGACAACTATAAGCCATTTGCTTCTATCTATACTATATTTGAGAGCCAAAACAGCAAATTAGTCGACACAAAACAGCTTGTTTTAAACAAGATTAACCTTCTTGAGCATCTAACTCAAACACCAGCAGGTGACACTAAGGCTCCAAAGTCTCTAGTAGAAGAGTTCATGAAAGAGGACAAAGAGATTCGTCTTCTTGCCTACAAGATACTAGTTGAGAAGTTCAACACAAAGTATCAAGGCATGTCAGAAAGACAAAAAGAGGTGTTGAAAGAGTATATTACTAACATCAGTGACACCAAGAACCTAAAGGTGTACCTTAACAATCAGCTTGAGACAATCAAAAAGGAGTTAACTGAGCTTAAAAATGAGTCAAAAGACCAGATTGTTAAGATCAAGCTAGAAGAGGTACTCAAGTTTGTTACTCCTATCAAAGAAAATCAATCAATAAAAGACGAGGTTATAACTGGAATTCTACAATATTTCGATCTAATCGATGAGCTTAAAAAAGCCTAATAGTGAATAAGCAGTTTAACAATCAATTTGCTACTCAGAAGCTACGCCAAGAGACTTCTATGACTAATTCAGGAGGCGCTACTTTTACTCCTGGCACAGGTGAGCAAATGGCAACTAACAAGGCATTTAAAAAGAAGCCTAAAAAAGAGGTAAAAGACGTTGAACCTAAATTAGCTGCAGGAAAAGCTAAAATATACATGAAAGATAAGTGGGGTTGGAAAGAAGCTCCATCTATTCCTAACCGTCCATCAAAAGGTGGTTTTATCTATAAGCAGTTGTTTGAAGAGCTTAGCAAAGCAATTAACACAGAAGCTTATAATGAGACAAATTTAAATGTAATACTAAATGATATCCAGTCTCATATAGAAACATCTTCAGTATTAGATACTGGGTTTAAAGAATGGGCATTAACAGAATTTGAAGGTTTGAAGACTGCTATAGATAATGAAGAGTGGTATGATGCTTTATATACATTAGAAGATATTAATGATGCTTTACAACAAGTTAATAAGAGAGAGTGGGAAGAAGTCTATAAAGATATGTTTGAAAAGGCTTTTAGAAGGGTAGAATCATTAGCTATAGAACAAGATGATGATCATGGGGAAGATGACGATTACGGTTCAGATAATCCAGATGATGATTATGGTCCAACTATCAAAGAAAAAAACATTGACGAGGTATTTTCTCAAAAAGATTACGATAGAGTAAAAGTTGTACTGTCTAAAATTAGAGACAAGAATAGCAAATTATACAATGCTATCATTGATGCACTATCAGACATATATCCACATGATCTAGACAAAGAGTTTGGGTCTGATATTCAAGCAGCTGGACTTAACGAGAACTACTCTAGATTCAAGAATGAAACTAAGACCAGAGGCAAGTCTGATCAGTTCCACCAAGCTGTCCGTGCAGTTAGACAAAAGGTGCAAGAGATCAACCGTTTATTTGAATATGTAAGCCGCCTAAAACAAGAACTATCTGAAGGTGAAGGTGGTCTTAAATATAGAATGCATACTGAAAAAGCCCTTGCTAAAATCAAGGACATGGTTAATGAATTAAACAAAAACGTTAAAAAATTCAAGTAAGTCATGGCAAAAGCAAAAGGTGGTGGATCAAGTCAAAAAGTTAGTTTCGGTAAACGTAGAAAAGGTAAAGCACATAAATCACATAACAAACATGATAGATCAGAAAGGAACTATCGTGGTCAAGGACGCTAATATTTATAGAATATGACAACTGCACAACTATATCGTAAACACAAGGCTGGAGAAGTTAGCCGTGAGAAGTTCTTATATGAAGTACGTCGTGATTCCAACCTTCCTTGGATCACTAACACTACTTCTTTTGACGATGCTGTCAAGATCTTAAAGAACAAGAGTATCATTAGTGAGCTTGATGCTAATATCAAAGCTGATCCTGCAGTTGACCGTGTTAACCCTTATTTCTTGAAGGCTGGTGTTCAAAATATGCTGTCTAAAGAAAAAGAGTTGGACAATGATTCTTATATGAAAGCCCTTAATAAGGCTGCCAAGATGCTACAAAAGAACCCACATGTATTCGATGATCTAATGCTTAAGAATGCTGACGAGATCGAAAAGCATGATGCTAAGCTTGAGACTAAAGAAGTTAAGAAAGGTGACCTTAATGATGTAGCTAATGAGATGAAGAAGGTTAAGGTTAAAGATAAGACTAAAAAGGCTAAGACTCTAAAAGAAGCTGCTCTAGATGAGCTAGCTAGTTCTCTTAAAAAAAAAGAGTCGATTAACGAAGACACTCACTGGAAACACACAGTAGGGTCTGAGATTCATACACCAGACGGCCCTGGTAAAATCAAAGAAATTATGGGCTCAACTTTTACAGTTGAGATGCAAGATGGTACATTGAAAGACTATCAGATCAATGTAATTGAGAAGGCTATTGAAAAGCATAAAGAGACTCAACAAGAGGCTCATATGATGTTTAAAGATGCTCCTCTTGATCCTAGCTATAGAATGAATACCGATGGCAAAAGAGCCATTAATCCAGACGGAGTTGAGTTCAAAATAGGTGACACTGCTATCGCTAAAGATAATAACGAGCCAGTAACTATTCAAGCTTTCAAACAAGAGCAAGGTAAGATCAAAGCTATCTACAAAGATAAGAGTGGCATGTTCTCATCTACTATTGATATCGATGGACTTAAAAAGCAGATGGATCAAGCAAGACCTAGTCTACAGCCTGATCTAGGTAAAGCTTTCGATAAGTTAAAAGGTATGATGGAGAAGAAGAAAGACGACAAAACTTTCTTAATGAAGATGAAAGAGAAGTTGAAGAAGCTAAAAGAGGCTACTAAATTTCATGCCGGAGGAGAAGTCATATTCACAAAAGATAGTGAAGCACCAGGATATGAAGCAGACTTAAAAAGAGCTGGTGTTAAATATACAAAAGAAAAAGTATCGTAATGTCTAAGCAACTCTTAATAGAATATAATAGCTTTCAACCGCTTCCTCAATCTTTGACTGAAGCAAAGCGTCTTGCTAATGGTAACATGGTTGTATCTGGTCTTGTTCAAGCTACAGATAAGCCTAATGCTAACAGAAGAATTTATCCTTATGCTATATTAAGAGAGCAAGTTGACAAGTATATCAAAGGACCAATTGCTGAAAATCGTGCTTTAGGTGAGTTAGACCACCCAGAATCATCTGTTATTAACTTGAAGAATGTTAGCCACAATATTTTAAAGTTATATTGGGACGGTAAAGACCTTTATGGTGATATTGAAATACTACCTACACCATCTGGGAACATATTAAAAGAGCTTTTCAAGAATAATATTACTGTAGGTATCTCATCAAGAGCTATGGGAACTGTTACTCCTATTGGTGAAGGGCTTGTTCAAGTTGAAGATGATCTTGATTTGATTTGCTGGGACTTTGTATCAACACCATCAACTTATGGTGCATATATGAAGCCAGTAGCAGGACTAAGAGAGTCAAAAGACTATACAATTGCTAAGCCTAGTTCAAGAGTACATGATCTTATCTCAGAGATTATTTGCTCACAATCAGGTGTTTGCTGCATAGCTAAGTAAAAATATTTTCGAGTTTACATATTTTTCAGTATATACTAGATATTTATTGCATATGCAAGATTATCTAATATCTTGCTAGTATATTTCAATCCTTATATTGCTACCTATTTAATTAGCAATCCCGAAACACATTTATTGAAATGAGCAATCTTTACCAAGATGCCATTCTCGATGCTAAAGCCTTAAGAGCTAGTGCTGTTGCTAACGCAAAAGCTGCTCTCCAAGAAGCTTTCGAACCAAAGATCCAAGAGATGCTTCGTTTGAAGTTGTCTGAGGAGCTTGATGAAGTAGAAGAGCTTGAAGAAGAAAAGGTTGAAGAAGTCGAGAAAGAGCTCGAAGAAGAGAAAGATGCTGTAGAAGAAGCCGTTGTTGAGGCTGAAGAGCCTGAAATGGAAGAAAGCTACGACATCAACGAGGCTGAGTTAGAAGAGATTCTTGCTCAACTCGAAGAGCTTACTGCCCAAGAAGCTACTGATCCTGTAGAGGAGAAGAAAGAAGAGGGCGAAGAAGAAATGGAAGAGTCTGTTAATTTAGACGAAAGCATTTCTGAAGAAAAAGAAGAGATGGAAGAGGCTAAAGAAGACGAAGAAGAGTCTGAAGAAGAGAAAGAAGAAACTGAAAGTGAAGAAGTTGTTGATGATGAGACTAAAGTGATCGATATCACTCTAGGAGATCTAAAGCAAGTTCTACAGTCTGTAATGGCTGGTCAAGCTGATATGAATCTTCCTTCTGATGAAGCAGATGCTGATTCTGAAGCTGAAGCTGAAGTCACTCTCGAAGAGATCTTAGCTGAACTTGAAGCTGAAGGAACTGATGTTATGAGTTCTCCTGCCTATGCACACGGAGAGCAAATTCCAGAAGAGTCTTTAGAAGAGAAAAAAGCTAAAAAAGATGACGAAAAGAAAGACGAAGTAGACGAAGCTAAAAAATCTAAGACTGAAGAAGAATTAGAAGAGGCTAAAGCTACTATCGAAACACTTCGCCAAGATCTACAAGAAGTTAATTTGCTTAATGCAAAGTACCTTTACATGAACAAGTTGTTCAAATCTAAGTCTTTGACTGAGTCTCAAAAAGTAAAAGTAGTTAATGCTCTTGACCGTGCTTCATCTGTTGCAGAAGTTAAGAACACTTACGAAACTTTGAAAGAGTCTTTCAACGAAACTAAGAAAGCTCAACTTAAAGAATCAATCGGTTTTGCCTCACAAGCAGCTGGTGTTGCTCCAAAAGCTAATATTGTGGATGCTGATCCATTTATTAACCGTTGGCAGACACTTGCTGGAATTAAAAAGTAAACCCTTATTTAAACAAACATTTATTCAAAATGGCAAACTTAGTTCAATCCCTTTTGACTGAATCCGCTCAAACAGCTTTCTCTGACCAACATGGTGTTGCTCAGAAACTTGCTAAGAAGTGGTCAAAGTCTGGTCTTCTTGAAGGCCTTCAGAATTACGACGCTAACAACATGGCGGTAATTCTTGAGAATCAAGCTAAGCAACTTGTCGTTGAATCTACTACAACTAACGGTAATACAGCTTACCCAGGTGGTGCTACCTTTACTCCAGGTACAGGTGAGCAGTGGGCTGGTGTTGCTCTTCCATTAGTTCGTAAGATCTTCGGACAAATCGCTTCTAAAGAGTTCGTTAGTGTTCAACCAATGAACCTTCCTGCTGGTCTAGTATTCTATCTAGATTTCCAGTATGGTAACGACAAAACTCCATTCGGTGCTGGTAATTCAGTTTACGGTGCTCCGTCTGCTAACTTCGGTAACTTCGCTTCTGGCGCTCTTTATGGCTCTGGTAAGTTCGGTTACTCTCTTAACCAGTTCAGCGCTTCTGTAAGTGCTTCTGCTGCCGGATTTGCTTCTGGTACTGCTAACTGGGCTGATCTTGATTTTAACAGCGATTATTCAGCTTCTGCTGCCGCTGGAACTATCACTAAGTTCACTATTGCTACTGCTTCTATCGATTCTCAGTTGAATCAGAATGGCGTTCGCGCTTTCATTCTAACTTCTGGATCTATTATCGGTGCTGGTGATCTTATCCAACAAGCTACTACGCTTTCTAGCTCAGCTGCTGGTGTATTTGTTAACTTCTTCGTTAACAAAGCTATCGCTTTAGGTGGTGATGGTGGTAACAAAACTTATGTTATCTACTACAACAAGCAGACTGACTTCAACAGCCGTGGTGATTTCGAAGATCGTGCTGGTCTTCCTTCTGTACCAAACGCTGCTTCTAACACATCTATCGTTATCCCTGAGATCAACGTACAGATGAAGTCTCAAACAATCTCTGCTAAAACTCGTAAGTTGAAAGCACAATGGACACCTGAATT